GAATAGCACCAGTAAGAACACCGCTTCCTACTTCAGTATAATCTCTAATGTCAGATTCTAATTCTGCAAGTGTATATCCTGCCATTATGCTCTAGTGTTAACCGGACCTGCAAAAGCCGGAAAACCTCCTCCTGTTCCTGCAGCCGAAGCTGCAGCATTTAATATAAACGTATAAGAATTGTCGTCAACCTTAGTAATGCTATAAGTCCCTCTTACTTTATCCCCTGCGGAATGAGCCGAAGCGGTTGTTGCTAAGGGTGAAAGATTATAAGTTGGAGCTGATGTGCCCCGAGTTAAACCCGACAAAACTCCTGTGCCTGTATTATTACCGGTGTATTGAATGGTTTCATTTGAATTCGATCCGGGTTGAATCACAATATAACCCGTTGTTGGAAAAGCTGTGGAATCCGTTAAGGTTAAAGTCGTCTGTGTTGAAGTGATAGGATAAACCAATGTAGTTTCCATTAAAAAAATAGCTCCTGTAACGCCTCCTGTAGGTCCTTGAACATTGGTAAAACTCACCGCATCTCCTGTTGAACGTCCATGATTCGGTTGATTCACTGTCACCGTTGTTGAAGCAGCCGTTGTGGTAAAAGGGTTGTTGGGTAAAATCGTTGGAGTATAAAACTCGGTTCTTGGAGTTCGTGCATGCTGCAATGCCTGTGGATCAGCGCCCACGGGCCTTGGATTTAATTGAGGTTGTTTAATTTCAAATTCAGAAATATGAACCCATGCGCCGGTCCATTCCCTAACCATTTCAGTATAAGGAAAAGCTGCGCCTGATCTATCGGAAATAGAAAGCGCTCTTTTTCCTGTGGCAAATCTTGAAGCCATTATTTCCAACCCTTCTTAGCTAGTTTAGGAAAACCTTTAATTAATCCACCTTCTTTTAAACCAGGTAATTTAGGTTGTGTGTAATCAGTTGTCAGACCTTTTCCATCTTTTTTTCTAAACCATTTAGAAATTCTTTCCCCTGCTTCTTTTAATTTTTTCTTTTCTACCCCTGTTGGTCCTCTCCCTCTGTGAAGTGGTGTAGATAGTTCATCAACAGTTTCGTACGGACTTCCTTTAACAACAATAGGGTCACCCCATCTATTTGTTTTACCTACATTCTTTCCAGGTTTTATTTCTAAAGGAACTTTCACCTTCTTCTTCTTAGGTACCTTCTTAACTACGTCACGTATGTGTGGTATGATTTTTTTAATAATTCCTACTGCCATTAAGTCACCTCTGGATAGTAAGCTTTAGGAGTAATGTAAGTACTCGCTGCAGAACCATCTTCCGCTAATGCTCTAGCAAATTCATCTTCATATAATAATTTTAATTCCTGTGTTCTTTGAGGTGCATATTTCATGGATAGATAAAAAGATAACCCAGAAACCATAGGGGGTAAAAAACGATAAGGAAGATCCGTCGCATCCGTATAAGTAGAATCCACATCTTGAATTCTTCTCACATAATAAATATTTAAATAATTCGCTGCAGCTGTTGCATCAGGAATAGGATAAATAGTTAAAGTAACTTTATCTATAAATCTTTGAACCCACCATTGAGTTGGAGTTCCTTGACCTAATTTATTAGCCATGGCTGAATAAGTATCTCGACTAATTTTAGTCAAACCAATATCTGCCTGAGCTGTTAAATTATAGTTGGTTCTATAAGTACAATTAAGAATGTCGGTAATGCCATAAATATTAGTCGTAGGAGCCGTTACCGCCTGAGGAGGTTCTCCTCCACCAGGAACATCTCCTGAATCTCTATAAAAAGTATATATGCCTGATCCTTCTGCTGTAGCATCGGCATTAGTCGTTGAGCCTTGAATTAGATTAATATTGGTATTTCCGATTTGCCAAAAATGGACACCTCTATTTCCCCATTCTTGAAAAAGAATATTGAGTGATCTTCGTGCTGAATAAAGCTGATGACCTGCAGATCCAACTAAGCCAATACGTTCGTACGCATCAGCGATGATTTCATCTATCGCAAAAGTTTGATCAAATGTGTATGTGCCTGAAGTAGTATTTGCCATATCAAATACCTACCCGTCATAAAACAACGTGAGCTGATCTGTGACATCCAATGTATAAGTTATATGCAGACCGGCATCAAATTTGACCCCATTATCAGGAATAGTCATGTGAGAGGAAAAGTTTGCTGTTCCATTCGTTCTATAATCAAATAAAGAAGTTCCGGATTCTGAAGTATTTCTGAAAGAAACATCTCCAGCGGTTCCTCCACTCATCATGATTAGTCCTCTTAACACTGTACGTCCTCCAAATACTGTTTGTCCACAAGAACTTCCAAATCCTACACTAATATTTGCGGAAGGTTGAGCACTTACCGTCATCGAAGCAATAGCCGAAAATAAAGTCGTTGCTGATTCGGTTGTCGCTGAGGCTGGTAAAGTTATAACTTCTGTCGTTCCGCTCGCTACTCCATCGAGTCCTGTGCCTACTACCGTTAAAGTAATACTGCTTTCATCAGCCAAAGTTGTAACTGAAATATTTCTTGCACCGCCATTATGGGTTGAAGCTAATGATGTAGCTGCTAAAGTACATGCAGCTGTTGGTCTAGCTACGGTCACCCAATAATTAGCACTGATTGCCACTTCATCACTTATAGTTAAAGACTTCACACTTACGTGTTGCATAAATTTTATCTCCTAATCTTATAAAGCTCCCGAAGGAGCTTTATAATTATGTTTCTTAGTTAGTTCCGTTATTCTTCTGTAACCATGTACATTGAACAACGCTTACGCCTTGTGTAAGTGCATCATCGTTTTGAACAGTCATGACCAGTATTTTTTCACCTGGAAAATTTGCTGTGTCACCGTTTGATACGTTTAACTGTCTTGGTACTAAACCAACCGCTTGGGGAAGTGCTGTACCCGCTCCAGCTCCGCCGATTGTAAATAAACCAGCTGCTTTTGCATCGATCGTAGTAGTGAAATAATTGTCATCCATACTATCAGTCAACGAACCACTTGCTTGCGTCGTATTAGATCCAAATTCAACATCTAAACCAGCTGTATCATAACTTGTATGATTCATTAGACTCAATGTTAGGATTCTAGACTGTGCCGGAATAACAATGTTATTCGCCAAGTTCTTAGACGCACTCGTAGATGTTTCAGCTGCACCACCTGCTGCTGATCCTGGGATTATATTGAACAGAGATCTTAGCGGCCAGGATGTTTTTCCTGCCACACGAATACCTGCTGAAAAAGCTCCCACACTTGCAGTGTCACTCACCATTGAAGTTACCGTTTGGTATTGCTTCGCTGAATAAACGACAGTTGTATTAGGTGCTGTCAACGCTTCACTTTGAGTATAGCCATTACAATCAGTGCCTGTAATAGTCACTACTGCTCCGGAATCGTCGGCTGTAGATGTAAGACTGACTTCAGTTGCTGGAACCACTCCACCTTGATCCAAGCCGCTTACACTTGTACCTGCGGCATCTTCTAACGTGAACGTAACAGTCCCAACGGGATTGTTAGCTGCTGTCGCTAGTCTATCGGTATCGAGTGTTTTATTAAAATACTCGTACGTCATATAGAAAGAAGCACCATTCACCACCATAGCAGCGTCTCTTACATGCTCAGGACTATTGTCTTGATTTCTTCCAGTCGTTATAGGACCAGAAAAGTTTGTTTTTGCCATAATTATATCCTCCTAGTTAATGTAGATCTAGTCTCTAGGCCGTCGACTATACGCGTCTAGATCTAATTAATAATTGTATAGTATTTTTTTTATAGCTTAATTTTGCGTCCAGCGCAAGGTATCCTGTAGTAAAAAATTGATTTTTGATAGCGCTTAAGTGGCTATCGAAACTTCGGCCTTGGCCTCGTTTATTTTAGTCTGAAGCGTTTGTTCTTCAAACTCTTTGGCAATAATCTCTTTAATAATTTCCTGAATTTTTTTGTCGATATGTCCCATGTGCAAAGTATATCTACCTTCCTTCAGGTGCTCTTGTTGCCATTCTAACTCCAAGGACCTCTTCGTATTGTATAGGTCGTCGGTCATCTGTAACCTCCTCATAGGTTATCCATTTACCACGCTTACTGGTAAATCCATCAGATTCAAACTTTACCTCATTTTTTCCCAGTTTGTCAAGGATCGATTTTTCAATAGCATCAGCCCTGTCTTCAGCTGAAACATTAAAATCAGCATAATAGCCATGATATCGAATTTGAACTCTGAAGTTTTTCATATGAGAATTTCTTACTGTATCGTCGAAATGAGGCGACTTTGTGGCCGCCTCACTTCTAATTTATTGCTTATACGCCTTGTACTCCGAAGATACCTCTATAGTCAGACACGCCAAAAACGTATCTTTCTCTAGCTTTGTATCTAACGTTGCCAGTATCAAAGTCCCCTTCCATTGCAGTTGTCAATGGTGTTCTTTGGAACATTTTCATACCATTAGGTACGTCCGTAATAATGTACCAGCTGTCAGCATCAGTTAGGTAATTGTTCACTCTATATCCTTGAGGAATCATTCCCATTGAGTTGATAGCATTGATGTCATTATCAGCAGTTTGAGTTCTACCTTGAGATTTTAATAATCTCTCAGCGTTGAACTGGTTTCCAGAAGGAACAATCATTTTAGTTCCTTTAGCTGCTATTCTTAAACCTCTTTCATCAGTGAAAGCAGCGATATCGATCAGTGCCTGTTCTAATGAAGTTTCGTTTAAGTCTGCTTGAGTTGCTAAAGTGTTTGATACATTAGTTCCACTGATTGTTGTGTGTGCAGTAGAGAATAATGCAACGCCATCTCCAGCTAAAAATGTAGCTGTTTGAGGCAGCCCATTAATTAACGGATTAGCTCCTTTAACTTCTTTTGCATTGGACATGGATCTTGCCAAAGCTTTTGTATAACGAGAAGCAAGTCTGTCGTAGAGATTATCTTCGATAGCTTCTTCTGTTATCGCAAATGCTAGAGCGATAGTTTCCATTGTATACCTTGCTGTGTAAGTTTCTTGTGCCTGATCATAATTGATTCCTGCACCTTCCGCTTTCACATCGGCATTAGCGAATCCTGATAACATGACTTCTTCTTCAAAAGCCCTGTCAGAAGACTCGGTTACGTATATTTCAGCATGTTGATTATCATACCTTTTGTACTCCAGCCCGAATAGTGCATTCAGGCCTGGCTCTAGTTCTTTAACTAGTTGTGCTCGTGATATTGCCATAGTCTATATGCTCCTATTACGCCGCGCTGTCAATAATTTGGTTTAAGTTCGAAACAACAATGACTGAGCACCAGGCAGCAGTCATGTCTTCGTTTTCAGGATCAGCTGCGACCCTTAAAACTCTCCAAGTATTGGCAGTGGCATGTATTGTAGCGAAAACTAACGACTGACTAGATTTTCCAGTAGTCGTGCTTCCTTGCGCTGTTTGAGTTCCCATTGTTTGACCAATTGTTGCTGCAACTGCTGCAGGCTGAGAAGCCCCCATCAGTGCATTAACAGATGCTTCGTACAATTGAAACGGATTGTCTAAAACAAACGCTGTAATGTCTTCGCTATTTGCTGGAGTAATTCCACCTGGGTAATAATTGTTCCACGTCGGCTTCTGTGTAGTCGCCGCATTGTAGAAACAACCGTTAAAAACCCCAAGAGCAGAATTGGTAATCGCTGCAGTCGCTGTCACGATATATCCGGACGTGATCTTAACTGGTTGTCCGTTATATATAGCTGTAGCATCTGCTGCATCAATAAAGTAGTTGGATTGGCCCTGGTTCGTATAGTTTGATCCCATAGTACCAGTGGCATTTAATCCAAATCCTACTGTATTTCGATTTGCCATAATATTACTCCTTTTGCTTATGATTTTTTAAATCACAAACGGTTAATGAATTCAGTGATAGGGAATTGGTTGTTATCCCGAGAAATAAAATTTACTTCTTTGTACCACCGAAGGTTACGCGAGATTGTCGATCAACATTGATCGGCATACTCTTGTGCTGTTCCTTCATGAGATTAGTTTCTACTGCTTCGTCTTGCCCTTCGGTTAACTTATCCTGATAGGCTGCTCGTTGCTTCGCAATCTCTTCCGATATCCTTGCCAGCAAAAGGCCACCAACTCCAATGACACCTGAGTATTTCCCTGAGGGAACTACTGGATAATCTGAGTCGGGATATTCATCGGCTCTCACCAATACAAATCCTTCTCTCAGTCGACCAGAGATATTTTTAGTGTCGTCAAACCCTAAACTCTCTGCTCGTATCCATCTATGCCTAAATCCTTTAGGCGCAGGCGGAGCATCTAGTGATGATGGGGGAGTCCACACTTTGGGTCTTTCAGTCTTTGACCGTGTCTGACTCGCACGAGAAGCTTGTTTTTCGTCTTTTTTCATATGCTTATGCCTCCTTCGTGAGTTTTAATTGTTTCGCATATTCTTCGAGTGGCACTCCTAATTTTTTTGCAATGTGCACCTGGGAGGAAGTGAGTCTCACAGTTTGGCGTCCTTGTTTTACACTTCTATTTGCAGAAGCGACCGACTGAACGGGCTTGGACGTTTCTATACCCCTATCCTTATCAAATTTGTTAGGAAAGTCAACTCTTATGCGTTTGTCGATCTCCGTATAGTAATCATCTGATTTAGGATCATATCCTTCCTTTTCAACCAAATCCTTGTGGATTTCAAAGGCTGTAAACGTCATCGCTCGGTTTTGACCGAACCATTTATTTTTAGCTGCCCAGGCTTCCGCTTGAGGGTCTGCTGGTTGTTCAGGTAGGTATTGAGGAGTTTGTCTTGGTAACTTTCCACCGTCAGAAAGTTTAACATCTTCCTTAGTTTGTTTGGCGTGCTCTAACTTAGCATTATCAAAAGCTAAGGTCGCAATCCGTTTATTGGCTTCGACTTGACCCGTAGCATCTCCTGCTTCAATGGCTCTCGCTAAATCTTTTTGCGCTGAGTCCATGCCGGTTTTGACACTGGTTTCAAATCGTTTCCAGTAATCCGTATCTATTTTTAAATATTTTTTCTGATCACTGGCTCGTTGATATTCTACCGCCTGAGCGTACTCGGTCGCTGCCGCTTCTCTTCGTTCAGCTTCCCGCATTTTACGAGTAAGTTTAGCAATTCGTGATTGCACACCCTTGCTGTAATCCTCAAGTTGAGTATCCGCTTCTTTCGCTTTAGATTCTGTAGGTGTTTTATCTTCTGTAGGTTCTTCTTTAACTTCTTCCTTGACTACTTCTTTAATGGTTTCTTCTGCTTGGACCGGTTCTTCCTTTTTCTCCTCAGGTAAAGTTACATCGACTTCAGGTCCAGATGTATCAATATCCACCTTCGGGTCTTCTTTCTTGATCTTATTTTCTTCTGGCATAGTTTCCTCCTATGGTTAATATTTATGCAAGATATCCGTTGGATCCTTGACCGTTGCCAATATTTCATCTTCATTAAGCAACCGTACTTCCCCACCTTCAATTTCAATCCGTGAGCCAGCGTAACGGGCAAAAACTACCCAATCACCGACCTTGCACCACGGGCCTTCGGGATAACGTTCTTTATCGTTATAGCAGCTCCCTCCCATTGCTAAAACGTTTCCACATTGAGACGCCACTTGTTGACGTTCAACAGTTTCTTTTCCTAATAAAACTCCCCCTTTGGTTTTCTCATTAATTTTAAAAGGTAAAACTAAAATTCTCCAACCGGTTGGTCGGGGTAATTTAGTCGATTCTTTAGTAATCTCTTTTTTAGGTTCTGCCTGATATTTTTCTTCGAGAGCGTTTTTATGTTTTGGGACTTCCTTTGGGGTCTCCTTCGGAGTTGCCTTTAGGTTTTTTGATATCGATAATGGTTCCGTCACGTTGCTCCTTTTCATCAAGCAGGTTAGAGATTTCCTGTTTCACTGATTCCAGTGCGTTGATCTGCCCTATTATATACTTATAGGTTTCCATGTTGTCAACCCCTCCTGAAGTAATAGAGATGGCTAATGACTGAATCCGTCTATCTAAAGCTCTACGTAGCTGATAAATTACGTTTTCGAGGTCCAATTGGGATCTACTTTCTTTCCATAATATTTCTTTAAACTTTCATTAACAACCTTAACTCCACCTAATTTACCGGAGATATAACTTCCGATATAAGGTTCAGTCACCCCTTTAGGAGTCATGAGTTTAGTTGTTTTAAATTTTGATTTGATTCGAGTGGCCATTATTTCAAGCCCTTTAAACCTTCTTTAACAATATCTTTACCTTTTTGCTTCATACCAGACTTGTCAAAATATTTATCATGGATCTTTTTAAGATCTGATGGTTTTCTTCCTCTGGGTTTAAACCAAGAAGCAACTGCTCCCATTCCTTTTGTTAATAGTGTCATCTTTTCGGTCCTTTTAATGTTTTAACATCTTTACGCTTTATTGCGTCAGATTTCAACTTAACTCCTGCGGATAAATAAGCTTTATCCATAGTCGT